GCCTCACCTCCCTTAGCTTTGATTTCAGGTTGTCCAAATGGATTATCGGGTAATAGAACCCAAGGTTGATTTAATACAACTAAAGTGTTGTAATACGGATATTCTTCTTTTTTAGATTTAGATATTCTTGAATGGATTCCCATTCCAATTTTATCCGCTAAAACTTTTGCGTTGTGCATACCACCACCTTTTCCATCAAATGTCATTTGACAAGGAATACTCCCAATACTATCCCAAAGGAATAATAAATTATAAGGGATGTCACCTTTTTCTTGTGCGTCTAATATATCGTTAATAAAATCTGTTGCTTGTTCTATAACATCAAAAGAATCATTAAATATGAACATACCATCATATTCACCGTGTTCGTTCAGTTCCGCTTCCAACCCTAATTCAATTGCGTGACTCCATGACCATTTCTTTTCAGTTATAATAAAAACAGGTAAGTGTCCTTTCTTTTGTGCATCTGCCGCGGCAAGAATCATTGCAGTTGTTTTTGATGTATTTGAGTGTCCCAAAAACATATTAATACCACCCATAACAGGTCCAGGTAATCCACAAGACTCCAAAAACGCCTCACCACAATTATAATAACTTTCGGGTTTGTATTTTGTTTTTGTTGAGAATTTACCTTTTATAGTATCTAATGATATTTCTTTTTTCTTAATTGCCATAATGATTTTATTTTAAATAAAGATAAAAAAAGGTAGTGACTTTGTAAATCACTACCTCCGAATTTTGGAACCTTTTTTAGAAAGGTAATTCTTCATCTACCTCCTCATTTACTTGAGGGTCTTCAACCTTGGTTTCTTGTTTTTTAGAACCACCAATTGATACTTCAGAAATTTCGTTATTACCATAAACGTAACCACCTTTTTCAGAATCCCATTTTGGAGTTTCTCCACGAGCAATCGCTTCAAGATATTCTACAGGTTTCTTTGAGTAAACATCTTCCCAAGTTAACTCGTCTCCAACCCAAGTTGCCATAGTATCCTCATCTTCGTGAATTGGTGTTGGATCATCATACATAACTGTTTGGATTACGGTGTAGAAAGCTCCTTTAGGTGTTTTTGCCTTTGTAAGTTCAAGGATGAGGTCTCTACCTTTATCAGGATCGGTTATATCACCTTTCGCTTTCCAAATTGGAATAATTTTGTCCAAGATACCTTCTTGTTTGTAGTTGTGCTTGAACCTCCAAAACTTAACCCCGTCTTGTTCGTTATCACGATCAATTACTTTTACAATATAAAACTTACGTGCTTTGTATTGTTTTGCCAATTCTTTGTCAGAATCTCTACCAGTTGACATTAGTTCGTCATACACATCATTGAGTGGTGAACGCTCATTGTCATTTTTTCCTGGATCATAAAACTTTTGCCATTTACCGTCTACTTGTACTTCGTGAAACCATACCTCTTTGAATGGGGATGTTCCGTCAGTTGTTGGTAAAATTCTGATTCTTTTTTGTGCTTGTTTCTCGTTATCTCTGAGAATTGCCGCAAAATATTTTTTCATCCTTTCGTCTTGTGACATTTTTGAAGTAGAGGATGAACTACTTTGGGTTGATTGCTCGTACTGAGCCAAAACCGCATCTAAAACATTGTTTGTCGCCATATATTTGTGTTATTAAAAGTTTACAATAGAAAGTATATAATAAAAAAGTGTCGCAGTCAATATGTATTCAAAAATTTTGAGAAGGACATTGGTGTCCCTCTCAAAATTAAGGCATCATATCTTCGTCATCAAAAGTATCAAAAGTTGTTTTAATTTCTTTAGGTGAAAAATCTTCCACTTCATCAGTCGTTAAAACATATTCATTCTTGCCCGATTTTTCCATCTCTTCCATTTTGTCTTCAAAAAAATCAGACAATTTTTGTTTAAACGGTCCTGAATCTAAACTTCTTAATTCTAATTTTTCTTCAGGTGTTTTTGGGCGATATTTTTCAAATTTTTGTTCAAGTGAATTAACAGCATCAATCAATCCATCCATTTCTTTAAGTTTAGATTCTAAACTCTCCAATTGTCCAAATAGTTGATTAAAATATTCTTCTTGTTTTTGTTCTATATTTTTTTGTGAATCTACCAAATCAGTAATCTCCAATTCTTCTTTGTCTTCTTCATCTTTACCAACTTCTTCTACATCGGGGTCTGTCGCAACATCCACAGGTGCTGGAGTTTCGCCTTCTGCAGGTGGTGCAGGTGGTGCGGGTGCTCCTGCCGCATCTCCAGGAGGTGGAGGTAACGCTCCTGCTGCATCTCCAGGAGGTGGGGGTAACGCTCCTGCTGCCAGATCTTCTGGCGGTGGGGGTAATGCTCCTGCCGCGTCTTGTTCAAAAATATAATTGTTAATTGAGTTATATCTTTTTATTTCTTCAATTATTTTTTTATCAATTTTCATAATTTACCCATTTAAAAGTTGTTTAATACCTGTTTTGGTTTCTACTTGTACTTTTCTATTCATATTGACAGTATTGTCAACTCTTTCAATAAGTCCGTCTTTCATTCTGATTGTGTAACAGTCACCTGTATCTAAATCACATACTTCTTTAAACCCATTACCCGCATCTTTTTCTGACACTCTTGTATTTTTACCAAGATAGTTATCTAAAATCATTTTTACGCTCATAATATTATTTTATTATAAATATATTCAAGTTGATAAAAATTACAAACTAAATGTAATTGTAAAATTTTGTTTTTGTTCCGTTCTTTCAGTATCAATAGATCCGTCACTTAATACAGGTATTGATGTTATTTCAAATTTCAATTCATACTGTCCTGGGGTTGTACAATTTACTACTGTTTGAATATCCGCAGCCTCCATAACTAATTGTTTATTTCCTTGTATTTTATAGTTACTCAAATCAACGTTAGTAACTTGTGTACAGGTACCTGAACCTTTACCGCTTACTAGATTTGCAGTACCTATCTTCCAAAGAGATTCTGAGTCTAAGAAGAAGAACTGTACATAATTTAATAATCCTGTTGTTTGATTATACGATATAAATTTCTTAAGAGGTTCTTTAATAACTACTACCTCCGATGGTGATGGTACAATTCCAGATTGATCAACATATTCCACAAAAGATTCTTTCATCTTTTTTTCAATAAATTTTTTATCCTGTGGTAATAATTTATCATATAAAACATCATTCTTTGTTGGGTAGTCATTCATAAAGAACTTTGTGTATATCTTACCATATCTAGCGTTTTTTGCAAGTGAGCTTGTTAAACCAACACCATATGACTTAAACACCTCTGTTTGACTTCCGTATTTTGATATCATAAATTTCACGTAATTAGTGAAGGTATCAAAAGTCGCGATTGGTATATTTAGAGTTGCCGAACAAAAATATTTTGTTGTCATAAATCCAGATAAACCTTCGCCAAATGGTTTTGTTAATGGAATTAATGAGTAATTATTACCATTCGTTGTAAAAACACCAATAGGGGATAAAACTACACTCATTACTGAATATATAAAACCACCAATAAGTTCAGCATCATCTCCGGTGTATCCTGCTTCGCTAACTAATGTTCTTATTCCTATCGCCGCAGTATTTTTATTTAATGTTGTTTTTTGCACAGATTCATCAACAGTATAGTTAACATATAATTCCGCTAAATTAGATGAACAATTTTGATTTGTTGATAAAACTGCATTATTTGTTGATTGTGCCTCCTCAACTTTTTGACTCATTTGTTCAATAGCGGTTAATGATTCTTGAGCCCTTGTTTCTTCATCCTTTTTAATTTTTTGTTGTATGTCTTTAATTATATTAGTTGTTAGTGTTTGTATGTAGTTTTCAATTTTAGGTATACTATAAAAAGATTGTCTTTGACCTTCAAAAGTTGTATCAAACCCGTTTTCAGAAATTCTATGCGAAACATTGGTTATCATATAAGGCCCACTAAACATCGGGACATTTCTTAAATTAAAATACATTGACGGTTGGATAAGTGCATTACCCATCATATCTATAGAACATTTATAACTTCTATTTTTATACAAATTATATAGTGACACACTTTGTGAGTATCCGGCTCGGTTTCTATCCAAATTTGCCATTTGATTTAACACTTCTAACGATTCAGCGGTTGGTTGTCCTGGGTCTTGCGATATATCTAATTGTTTAAAGATTTGTTGGTTTTGAGGACCAATATCAACATTAAATCCAACAACTTTATTTGATTTAGCCCAATCTTGTTTATCAATTTGGTTTTCAATTAAAGGATTATCACTTGCTCTTCTTAAGTCAAATGCATCATCTCTATATCTATAATCAATATTATCTTTCATATCCAAGTGCTCACTTGGTTTATTAACATAATAACAAAGGAACTTCGGTGAACTATTTCTATAATCAACATTAAGGAACGTACCAAATAATGTGTTACCAAACTCTAAACTTCCATCAGGTCTTGGTGTTGGGTTCTTCTGTGCGTCTTGAACATTATAAAAATTAACATACGCCGGTAACATAAAGTGTTGGAAGTTATTCTGAACCAATATTGTTGTTACCATATCAAGTAGAGTGTTCTTGTATTGTGCCCCATCTATAAGGTCCATTATTTGGAATATGTCTACTAACACTTTATCACCAACGTTTCGGCTAGCCCTATCAACCAACATCACGTCCTCAAATAGTGTTTTACTTTCGAAATCAAATCCCGCAATCCAACTATCGTTTAACGCTTTAAATGTTTCCCAAAGTTCAGTTCTTGTTTGTTCTGTAAAACCAGCCTCTAAAGGTGCTCTGTTCGCAGCATCATCACCTGTAATAAACACATTTGGTATTTGTTTTCTAACTGACGGTAACATTACATTTAATACATTATTAATGTAGTTGTCCGACTCAGTTATATAATCATCCATTAAACCATAAAAAGTGGTAAGATTTAAATTGGGGTTCGCTAACTTTTGAGTTGCATATATTTTAATAAGTGGTGCAAATTCTTCAACGTTTTTTTCATTAAATAGAACATTTAAGTCAACGAAGAAATCCGTAATGTATGATCCATTATCAGTATAAACCAATTTTGGTATACTTGATTTACCAACATAAAATTCTAACGCTTCCCAAGTTTTCGGGTTTTGTTGTTTAGATTGAGCCAATGTTACTCCACCACCTTGTGTTGGTAAAGAACCAGGAAAATACGACCCATAAATAATTGGGTCTTCAATAAATCTAGTTGAGAATGTATAAAACAATCTTTTATTAAACTCTGATGGATTACCGTATTTAAACACAACATCATAATTCATAAAAGACGATAAGATGTTTTGGAACGTTTCATTTTGATTGGTTATCAAACTTGACAATTTTGTTTCTGGCGATGTACCCGTTGGTACACTAACCTTAAATAATTGTCTCGCTAGTGTTTGGAAGTTCTTAAATGTTTGTTCACTCAACTCACTTTCAATTGTGTCATTCACAGACGCACCTTGAGGGTCTTTTTTAGAAATACTTAAGTCAGTTGTAGATTGAGAAGTTGGTAAAGTATCAACAAAATCATAAATTGATCTACCAAAGTTTAAAAACTCGGACTCAAAATAATCTAATGTTTTAATATTAAATGTCGTAAATAGTTCTTGGAAATTAGTGTAGTCACTTTTTTCACCACTTATAATAAAGTTTTGTTGATCTTTTTGTTCGTTCAATATCTTTTTAAGATATGTTTCGGGATCATTCTTAACAACTTTTGAGTTATCGAACCATCCGTATTGAGGTGCGTTCCAGAATAATCTAACAGATCCGTTAAACATCGCGTTATTGCCCGAAAGTTCGTCACGCATAGTTCCATTTTTAAATGCCTCGTCTTTAGTTTGATTGATATT